CCACAGGTGGGTATGCGCAGACGGTGCGAATGTCGCCGGCTTGCCCGTGATCTCCGACCATGCGTGCGTGTGCGTCGATGGCGGATAGGTCGCCGGGGTCGCCGTGATGTCGCTCCACGGGTGCGTGTGGCTGGCCGGCGGGAAGGTCACGGGCTTGGCGGTGATGTCGCCCCAGGCATGGGTATGGGTGGCCGGCGGGAATGACGCGGGAACGCCGGTCAGGTCTGACCACGGATGCGTGTGCGACGCTGGAGCGAAGACAGCGGGCTTGCCGGGTAGGCTTGCCCATGTGACGCGGATGCCGATGCCGAGCGACCGCAACATTACTGCCCCATCCCGTACCAGAGGCGCAGCGGCACCAGCCCAGCATCCGCCGGCACATCAGGCGCGATCGGCATGGACAGCGCGATTGCCGACATGAAGAACGGATACTGCGTCGAGAAGACGCCCCAGAAGCCGGGCGGTAGCAGCCAGTCGAGCCCGTCAGATTGTGCCAGCAGAGGTATGGTCGGAATAGCCTGGCCGGTCGGTCGCGATGTGCCTCGGAGGCCCACGCAGCAGGTATTGGGGTTGAACACCCCGAAAGCATTGTACGACGGCAGGATGAAGCCATCCGGGACCGTCGTGACGTTCTGCGCGGTCGGCGTATTGAAGACTGCGACCGGGAGCGCGCGGGTCATGCGGCGGAAAGCGACGCTCATGGCGCATACCCCAGATTGAGGCCCTGGATGTCACCAGCCATCAGCCCTGGCGCGTCATCGGGCACCAGCGCGAAGGCAAGGCCAGTGGTGAAGCGGATGCCGGTCGGATAGACGCGGTTGGCGGGCGTCAGGCCGGGCAGATATACGGTCCACTTGGGCTGGTCGGTGCCGACGACTGGCGCAGTGGCCTTGTCGTAGAACAGGATCGACACCCCGGCCGTACGGGCGTTGTAGGCGTCCACGCTGACCAGCAGCCGCGGGCCGGCTATGACCAGCGTGGGGTTCGTGCCGTCCACGGCTTCGGCCATGCTGTAGGTGGAGGTGATCGCGGGAGCGCTGGCGCCGGTCGCACCGCCGCTTCCGCTGACGACCTGCACCGGCCGCTCCCGATAGAACCCCGCGCTGTCCCGATAGACCAGCACGTCGTTGACCTGTCGCTCGTCCGTCATCGTACTTCCCTACGAAAAGGGCCGCCGCACCGTCATGGTGGAGCGGCCCTGTGCGCTAACTGGCGCCGATCACTTCGACGGCTTGGTGGCCTTTTCGAGGTCGGCCTGGAGCGATGCGATCTGCTTTTTCAGTTCGGCATTCTCCTCCAGCGCCGACTTCAGCGCCTCGTCATCGGCGTCACGCTCGACCTTGGGCTTCTCGCCCAGATCGGGAGTGGCGGCGACCTTGGCCGGATCGACCTCGATCGATGCGCCCGGCTTGATCCACAGGACCTCACCATCCTTCATCGTGACGCCGCGCGGGCCAGGGGTGTAGTTGGTCAGCTTCTTCATGATGCCGCTCCCTTATGCCGCCGGGGCGGGGCTGACCCCGTCCAGATAGGCCATGGCGCCCGGCAGGCGGATTTCGGTGCCGCCAGTGCGGGCGATGATGCCCTGCTCGTACCCCATGAGCGACGCCTGACGCGGGTCGAGCACGCGACGCGGCAGGGGCAGATGGCCGCGCAGCACGTCGCGATCGTAGCGATAGGCCACCATGCGGCCAGTGCCGCCATCGCCAGCCGCCGCCAGCTCGCGGGTCGTCACGATGCGCAGTTGCGCGCCGTTGTTTTCGGACGAATAAATGTTGTTGCGGCGGATATATTCCAGCACGTTGAGGGTGCCATCACCGGCGCCCTGCGACTGCGTGGACCAGCGGCGCATGACCGAGGGCGGCAGGGCGATCGTGTCGGCCCATTCCGTCTCATTGCTGTTCGCGCGGACCGTCGACAGCAGATCGTTGACCATTGCCGCGGCCTGCGCCGGGGTAGCGGCTTGTGCCGTCTGCGTCGCGGTGAACTTCTGCACCAGCGGCGAATTGACGAAGCCGGTCACGCGCTTCTCGGTCTGGCCGCGCATGAAGGTGAAATACAGCCGGCGCTCGATCGCGTCCGACGCCGACATGGCGTCCGTGGCGGCGAGGTCGATGCCATAGAGCGACGCCTGGTTGATCTCCTCCAGCGTCCAGCGCCAGCCAGCGCCGATCATCCAGAAGTCGGACGACGCCTGATCGCGCTTGGAGGCGACGAACGGAACGTCCGTGCCCGCGCCCGAGATGATCTTGGCCTCGCCGGCGGTGTCGACCGTGAAGAACATCGTGCCGATCGCCCAGGGCTGCCCCTCGGTGACGATCGGAACGATGTCCGAGTAGTTGAAGGTCGGATACCGCTTCTTGTAAACCTGCGTCTCGATATTGCGGCCCTGCGCAATGACGAAGGGGAACGCTGCCTGAGCGTCTGCGAACGGCTGGCTCATTCTCATGCGCTCCGGTGCTTGAGCGACACTTCGACCATCTGGCCGGCTGCGGTCGCGGAGGTGTCGAAGAAGGCGGCGGGGATCGGCCCGACGATGTTGGTTCCAGCCGCCGTGACGTACTGGTCCGTGACCGTGTTGTAGTAGACGGGATCACCGGCAGCGATGACGCCGCCCGATTCCACGAACATCGTGCCGTCCGTCATGAACGCGCCGGTGAAGTCCTGCGGGTAGCCGTCAACCAGCGTCGAACCGACCGCGACCGGGGGGACGGCGCCGGTCAGGACCGCAAGGCCCATGAACTTGCCGCCAGCCGCGAACGGGATCACGGTATGGTCGATCGTGCCGCGCGCCGCGGGAGCGCCGAAGCGGATGCCGGCTGCGCCTTGGACGGTGCGACTGATCTGGTTGTGCTTTTCCTCGTTGGCGATCTGGCCCTTCAGCCCCTTCGCCGGGAGGACGCTGTAATCGGTCTGGTACGTTGCCATGGTGTGTCCCCCTTCAGGCCGCGGCGGTGGTGGGCTTGAGCATGTCGGCGATCATCGCCGCGCGGGCGTCGGTCGCATCCTTGGTGCCGTCGACCGTCAGCGGCGCACCGATCGGGTGGATCGTCGTGTCGGCGACCTTCGCGTCCTTGGTCAGCGAGGCGAAAGAGGCGTCGACCTGGACATCGTTCCAGCCCTTGGCGAGGTCGCCCAGCGCCTTGTCGACCACCGCGCGCTTGATAGCCGGCTCGTCCATGCTGTCGGCGACCGTCACGCCCATCGCCTGCGCCTTGCCGACGACCGTCGCATAGGACTTGGCGGCATCGCGCAGCTGCTGCGGGGTAAGGGCGGCATCGGCGACCTGCTTGGTTAGGGTGACCTTCTCGGCTTCCAGCGTGGCCTTGTCCGTGGTCAGCGTGGCGACATTCGTCTCCAGCGTCGCCTTGTCGGTCGTCAGGCCGGCGATCTGCGCCTGTAGCTTGCCGATCGCCGCCTCTGCGGCATCGGTGACGAGCAGCGGGAGCCCGTCGAACGTGATGGTCTTGGTGGTCACGATGGACTCTCCGTCAGTCATGGTTGGGAGCAGGTTGGAGGGAAGGGCGTCACACAGGGCGGCATCGCCGATGCGGCAGGAGGGGCCAGCACGGCCCCGGTCCACGATAGCGATGTGATTGCCGGTGATGCTGGTCTGGCGGACGGGGCAGGCTTCACCGCCCGGCCCCTTGAAGTCGCCGAACTCAAGCGCGGCGCTGTAGCCGTTGCTCAATTCAGCCTTGCCGCTCTCGACCTTCGCGATCGTGGCGCTGTCCATCAGGATCAGGTCGAACGCGAGGTGATCGCCGTCACGGATGGCACCCATGATCGCGCCACGGCTGTGGTCACGCCAGTTAGCCGCCGTCACCGCCTCGGTGGGGTGATCGTCGGTGATGGGCTTACCGATGAAGCTGTGGACCGCGCGCTTGTCGAACACCGCGTCGTCGTCCCGCAGGACGTTCACGCTGGCGTTGTCGCGCAGCCCATGCTTGTTGTCGGGGTCTACCTCGACGCCGCTGTATTGGTAGACGCCGGTTCTGGCGGCCTTCGCTCGCACAGCTAGGTAGCCGTCATTGGTCCGGCGCGGCGCATCCAGGGTCAGGGCGTCTGATACAAACACCCTGCCCGGATATGCGGGCTAGACGGGTGGCGTTACCGCCGTCACAAAAGGGGAAAGGAGATTCTCATGAGCGATATCAAGGCTGGTGATGTTGTAGTACTGAAATCTGGTAGCGATAAGATGACGGTTGGGCAGATATTCAAGCCCAACAATCTCACGATGGCCGCTGTGGTTTGGCAGGATCAGAAGGGCGAACACAAGACTGCTAATTACGCGGTAGAGGCTCTCGAAAAGCCCTAATCGAAGACCAGCACACCCAGTTCGCGACAACCACAGTAGGGCGGCTCCCCGGCGCGGTCGCCCTTAGGTGGCGCAGGCAGGACTTCCTTGCCGTCCACCTGCGTCCCTACGCGATCGGCGCTCTCGCTGTAGTATTTGCCGTCGCGGGGGACGTGGTCGGCGCGGGGATGGCGCTTGCGTGAATGCCGCCAGGTGAACACGTCCAGCCCGGCGTCACGACGGCGCTCGGCAGCGAGGGCAGACGATAGCTTGCTAAGCTGGTCGCTCGCGATCCGCTGCGATCGGTCCCGCGCCATGCCGGTTGCCTCGCGGATCGTCTTGGCCACGTCCCGCGCCGGCAGTCGCTGGGTCAAGCCGGTGAACGCGGCACTACCGATCCGCTGGCGGGCCTGCGCGCTCACGTCTTTTATGAGGGACGTGTTCCATTCGATATACTGCGCCAGCGTTTCACGTGCGTCCTCGGGACCAATGAGGGCAGCCAAATCCACACCGGTCGCGCTGAGTACGGCCCCACGCCAACGCCCCCTTGTCCACCCCTCGACTTTCAGGCTCCAGTCATTCAGCGCCGCGTTCAGCAGGATCACCAGCCGGGAAAACTCACCATCTGCTTGGTCAAGCAACGCCTGCACATCCACCGGAGCATCCGTGGTGATAGCCGACAGCGACCGCTCGTATTCGG